GGATTATGTCTGACTTTGAGGGAGGCAAGCCTCCCCCTTGGGCAGCAGGAGCAATGCGACAAGCCACAGCTATTATGGCACAAAGAGGTTTGGCGGCTAGTTCTATGGCAGGACAAGCTATAGTACAGGCGGCTATGGAGAGTGCTTTACCAATAGCTATGCAGGATGCTCAGACTGTAGCTTCCTTTGAGGCACAGAACCTCAGTAACAGACAGCAACGTGCTATGCTTGCGGCTCAACAAAGAGCTACGTTTCTTGGCATGGAGTTTGACCAAACATTTCAAGCAAGGGTGCAGAACGCTTCTAAGATATCAGACATTGCTAACCTTAACTTCTCTGCAGAACAACAGATAGCATTAGAGAACGCACAGCTTGCTCAGACAATGGACTTAGCTAACTTGAGTAACAAACAAGCTGTTGTTATGACTCAGGCGGCTACAATAGCTCAAGCTGATTTAGCTAACTTAAATAATAGACAACAGGCGGCTGTTCAAAACGCACAGAACTTCTTACAGATGGACTTCCGTAACTTAGATATAACACAACAGAATGATATGTTTAAGAGTCAGTCTGTTATACAGAGTTTGTTTACAGACGCTTCAGCACAAAACGCTTCGTCACAGTTTAACGCAACAAGTCAAAACCAAACTAATCAGTTCTTTGCAAACTTAAAGACACAAGTTGGACAATTCAACTCAAGTCAAACTAACGCAATGACACAGTATAATGTCGGACAGACTAATGCGTTAGAACAGTTTAAGCAACAGGTTAAAAATCAAAGAGAACAGTTTAATGCTCAGAATGCTCTTGTTATAGCACAGGCTAACGCACAGTGGCGACAGCAGTTAGCTACAGTGAACAATGCGTCTCTCAATGATGCAAACAGACAGAACGCACTACAGGCTAATGGACTGACACAAAAAGGTCTTGACGAGATATGGCAGAAAGAAAGAGACTTGATGGCATATGCTTTTGCTACAGCAGAGAGTGCAGCAGAAAGGCGAAACAAGTTGTTACTACAAGAACTAGACGCAGAAGGTAAATCAGACTCTGCTTTTTCTAGTGCGTTGGGTACGCTTGGTGGTGCAATAATTAACGGTGTATTTGGATTATTTTAATGGCAACTTCAGACTACAAAAACGCATTAACAAACATGAGAAACTTTATACTTGGTGGAGGGTACGTTGCAGGTACGCTGTCAGGTAAAAACATAAATCCTGAAACAGGAGAAAGACGACAAGCAATAGACGCTATTATGGCACGATCTCCTACTCCAAAGGATACACAAAATATAATGGAATCAATGGAGCTTGGTGACGAAATAAAAGCTCTTAACAAAATATACGAACTACAGAAAGCAACACAAGACTTAGAAAAGGAAGATGTAGAGACTTATGTTGTGCGTCCTGGCGACACGATTACAGACGTAATAGAAAGAACAGGCATGTCTTTTGCTGAGTTTTCGGCTCTAAACAAGGGAGTGACAGATTTAGACTCAGGTGATAGAATACAAGTAGTACAACGTGAGGTAGAAGTAGCATGATAGAAGCAAGATTTGAAGCACCTATACCAGGACAATCGCTTACAGGCGAACCTAAACAATATCCTTGGGAGACTGCTCCTGAGATAGACAAGGTAGGGGATGTTATAAACTTTTATATAGATAAGCTGTCCTCACAAGAAGTTATGGACGATTTGTTTATAGCTCTTGACGAAGGTTTCCCTTTAAACATCCTTGTTAAGAGTATCCTAACAACAGGTGTTATGGAAGGGATGCACACTATTGATGTTAGTATGATTGTTGCTCCTGTGCTACACGAGTACATATTAGGTGCGGCTAGAATGCAAGGTGTAAAAGTTAAGGAAAGACCGGAAACTAAAGACGAACAGCTTTCAGAAAAAGAAAAGAAAGCCTTAGCTTCTACAGTCGAAAGAAGTCTTGAGATGTCACCTGATAAAGACATGGGTAGAGAGCTACTAGAGGAGGCACTAGAGTTTGTTCAAAGCGATACATCAGAAACAGAACAGCCTAGTCTTGAAGAAAATGTAGAAGAGCCTATGCCTGAAGAAAAACCAATGGGACTGATGAGTAGAAGGGGTGTAGAAGATGGGGTTTGATGCAAAAGCATTTGCTGCGGCTTTTGCCACTGAAATAGCAGGTGGTATTAAGGAGAGAACAGCCGAAGCAAAAGAGTACAGAGAAAAAGAAGAAGCAAAAGCTGAGAGAAACCTTACCGTATTTCAAAAGAGAATGGGGCAAAAAGATGCCGTTATGACATATGCACAGACGTTAAAGGGTTTAGGTGCATCTCCTGCTCAGATAATGTTTTATGCTAAAGATGGTCCTGCCGTGCTCAAGTCTATCCACGATATTGTGCGAGATAAAGCTGAGAATTACAAAACACTTACGGGTAAAAAGCTTAGTAAAGAAGCTATTGGAGAAATAATGGAAATACCTCAAGGATTTGAAGAAGCTTCATCTAAATACGACAGTGTAGCAGATTTCCTTGACGCAGGATATAGGCTATCTAAAGACAATGATGCTTTTGAAAAGCCTGAGAACGAAGAAATTATGAAGGGTAATTGGCTTCTAGGCATAATGGGTGTCGGAGCTAAAGAGAGAATGAAGAGAAAGCTTGAGACAGAGACGTTTATAGGTGATACAACCATAGGACAACTGAACAGGATAGCAGCACAAAAGGATTTTACGGATGTGTTTGGTGGCGAGTTTGCTAGAGCCTCTTTAGATACAACTAGAGGTCCTCGTATATTAGATAGAGATGAAGTATCCGATGTACTAGACGTAACAGAGGCTCAGTATACTAAGAACATATCTGGTAATTTAGGTATGGCAAATCTTACAGAATTTCTACAAAGAGAACTAGGCAGTAGTGAAGTATCTAGGATTGCAACAGATATATTTGGTGCTTTGGATGACACAGATAAAGAAGTAGAACTTTCCTCAGACCATCAAAAATATCTTAAAAAGTTTAAAGAAAAAATGAGATACAATGCTTTTATAAAATCGTCAGAGGGCATGAATCTACAACCAAGCGAAATTGCATATTTTGGACGAGAGTATGACGATATATATAAAAGATTCTCAGGAGAAGGGCAAAACACAGCAGGTCAACAACAGCAGACGCAAAAAAAAGTTAGCACTGTTCCTCCTGCCGCTATAGACTTTCTTATAAGTTCAGGAGAACTAGATCAGTTTATTGATAAGTACAAAGTAGAAAATTTGCCTAAAACAGGAATCCCTAAAAGACCTACAGTAAATGACTTTGAAATAAAAGGATGGGATAGCCTTTGGGGTAGATACTACAACGCAGACGGAACACTTAAGTAATGGCTAATGTATTCGATCAGTTTGATGAAGAGAGTACAACACTTAAGGGTAACGTATTTGATAAGTTTGATAGGGAAGTAGAAGAAAAAGAAGACAACACTATTCCTGTCATTGACAAGAACTTAAAGGTTGATGATATTGTTAACACAACGTCTTACGTAGACTCCATAAGAGACTACATGGTTGATAGAAAAGGTAAGCAGTATTTATCAAAAGATAAAGAAGACGTTGTCGATGATTTTATTGCTCACATGAGATACTTTAATACTAACGAGGCGTTTACTATAGACGAAGCTCGTTATGTATCTATGGCAGATGCCGATGCAAAAGCAAGAGCAGGTGAAGCCTACAAGGTATACGACAAATTAGGCAACGTGTTTGTTAATGATGGACTATATGGGGCTGTAAGTGGTGTCGGAGACTACCTTGGTGCTATTGCAAGCTCTCCCTCAACCTATTTTGGCTTTGGTATTGGCAAAGGTCTAGCTCTAGTAGGAGGTAAGGTAGGAGCTAAGGCTGTCAAGACTGCAGCTATGAACGCTGTTAAAGAAACGCTAAAAAGAGAGGGTATATCTAAAGCACAAAAGAAAGTATTAGCTAGAAAAGCTTATGATGATGTCGTAAAGAAAGCTGTTAGACAAAGAACTAAGTTGAACATAGGATTAACAGGGATAGCTGACGCTAGTGTAGCAGGGTATCAAGACTTTACTTTACAAAAAGATATAGAAATGGCAACAGGGGCTAGAGAGGACTTTAGTTATTTTCAAACAGGCTTTTCTGTTCTTGGCTCAGGACTAGGCACAGGGCTATCCATATACGGTGCTACCAAGATACCTGCAGGGAATCAAAGAGGGCTGTCAGGAAGTGTTGCTAACAAGATTGCTAACGCTAATAAAGCTAAAGCAAAGGAAATGTCTAGCAAGAACAAGAAGGGGTACAACGAAGAGTACCTGAAGAGAATAAAAGAACTATCAAAAGTAGACTATACCGGCTTTGAAGAAATGGTTAACGCAGGTAAGAAACAGGGAGATGACATACTATACGCAGATGTATTAAACTTTGTATTTGGAAAAAAACCTGTTGAGCTAGACAAAGCACCTGTAGATAAAACATTACTAGGCAGTGGACTTCCTGCTCCCAAGTTAAGACCTGATGAAAGTGTACAGGTAGGACTATCAGAAGACATAGTTAGTATGGCTGAAAAAGCAGGAGCTAAGTTTAAACCTAACATGAACAATGCTCAGAAGTTTGCAAAAGCTATAGGTTTTTTAGATGACGAAACATTAGAGCAAGTAACAAAGATTGTACAAGATAAATTTGGTATTAGCTTGGGCAGAGTTGCTGACGAGTTTTTTAGAACAAACTTGAGTAATAGGATAGCAAGATCTATAAACGAGGGTTCTAACATACTTCGTTCTGTGCAACGATCCGAAAACACCTTAGACAAAGCTTTGATAGAAGGCACAGTGCGATCTTTAAATGAGAGAGTAAGCGTGACTGATCCTAAACTTGGTAAGGGAGGTAGACTAGACTACATACAAAATATATGGAAGCGCCTTCTCGTATCTGCTCCTGCTACAACAGCAGCAAACGTCTTTGGTTTTGGACAATACTATCTTGCTAACTCTGTGGCAGAAGTTTTACAGGGAGGTATGTATCTATTAGGTGGCGATACACAAAAAGCTAGTGCAATGTTTAGAATACAGGGCAGAAAGTTTTTAAATTTATTAGATCCATATAGCACACTTGACAACTATGAACAATTACTCAAAACAGACGACAGATTAGGTAAACTTCTTAAAGAGACACTTGCAGGGGGTATTGAAAAAACAGCCAAGCGTTTTGACTTTGACCCTGAAGGCAAGGCTTTCAGGACAACAGAAAAAGGTGTAAATCTTGCTCAAACTATATCTCTTGTTAACCTACAAGACAGTTTAACAAAGAGCCAAATGTTTATGACAAGCGTAGATAAGTACCTTAGATTGCTTAAAGGCAAGAAGTTTCAAGAGGTACTAGAAGAGGGCAATTTATTAGACCTTGATGAAGAGGTTATGGGTAGGGCATTAAGTGACACAATGAAGTCTGTGTTCTCTGAGGACTACACAAAGAGTAAAAGTTTTGGAGGATTAGCAGGTAACTTTGCTAAGATAGTTGAGCAAGCGTCTAACACGCCAGGCGTAGGATTTGTGTTGCCCTTCGGTAGATTTATGAACAACGTCATGGCTACAGCGTATCAGTGGAATCCTATTACAGGTGGAATGGAATCTGCTGTGGCTCTTATGAAGGGAAGAAAAATGGACGCAATGGAAGCGTTCTCTAAAGCAACTGTCGGAACTGCTGCTATTACTACTGCTATTTACTATCAAGATGAACAACAGAAAAAAGGTTACAATTGGAATGAGCTAGAAACAGGCACAGGGGAAGTAATTGATACAACAAACACGTTCCCACTATCGTTGCTTATGATAGCAGGTAGGGTAGGTGCTAGAATGATGAATGGTGAAACGGTAGACGCAGATTTAATCCAAGCGTTTAATCAACAGATAGCTATTGGTCAGGCAGCAACAGATGTTCAGTTTGGTAATGACATATCAAGGATACTTACACTGGCATTTAACTCTGATCCTGATTTTAAAGGTAGACTACCTACCATGTTTGAAGGAGCTATGTCAACTTTAGGTAATGTAGGAGCAGGATTTACTAGACCACTATCCCTGTTAAACACTTTGACAGGATATGCTATTCAAGAAACAACACCTTACGATATCACACCTCTAATAGACAGAAGACAAGCAAGAGGTGGTTTTGAAAAGTTTTCTCTTAACAGTTCTAGATATGTAGATAATATTATAGAGGGCATACTTAGTGTAGTTAACGGAGAGACAACGCTTATCGGAGAAGAGAAGAGGGTTGCATCAAGAGAGGGAAGTGTGTTTGATCCTAGTCCCTATAGGTCTTCTACAGGACAAAGAGTAAAACAACCACGCACATTTGCTAACATAGTGTTTGGTATGGTGGATAAGCCTGAGTGGAAAACAGGAATGTATACAGGTATACCTGAGTTTGACAACTTTGCTAATCAGGTATTAGCACCCTTGATAGAAAGTGAAGCAGAGCTTCTACTTAAAGATGAAAGTTTTATCAAAGGCAATGCTGACAGGAAGAGAGCTAAGGTAAACAAGATGATGCAAGATGTAAAAGGAAGACTTAGTAAGTATCTGACTGTTGTGCCTAAAAGCGAACAGGGAATACTGTATAGAAGAAAAAAGATTGATGGTAAACCTAAAGCTCAACTAAAAAGAGCAAGAGAAATTACAGGTATAAAAGGTATAGACATAAGAGACATGACAGACCATGAGCTATCACAGATAGAAAGTGCTCTTACGTTTATATCTTTAGAAGATTAAGTAAAAAAAGGGGAGACTAAGCTCCCCCTCTAAGTTAATACCATTTGGTATAAAGTTTAAATGGATCTGATGTCCATGAAGACGCATAGCTTGTAACTCCTAGAGCCTTTAGCTCTTCTCTTACAGCTTCATCGGCAGACTTACGTGCTTCCATAGCAGATTTAAGACCTGCCATTTTTCTTTCACGATAAACCTTTTTCATATCTATGAGTTGCTCTTCCAACTCCTTGATTTGCTTTGCCATATCTTCAAGACTTATTTCACTTTCCATATTTACCTCCGTTTTTTTGAAAGCCTTTTCTGCTTCTCTTCGTGCTGAAGTCATGTTGCCACTCCAAGTTTTTATAATACGCAGTATTAAAACCACGATCCCATTCTTTAGAAGCTACACTTCCAGGGTGAAAAGGATTACCCCTCAGCATCTTCGTTCCCTCACAAAGTTTACCTTTTACAAAGATGCTGTATCCCTGCTCAAATGGTTTCATCATCACTCCCAAAGTGTATCTTATCAGAACAAGCAACTATTAAAACTTGACTATTAGGATAGACTTTATTCAGATGTTTCTTTAGTGTACTACTTATTAGTTCTCCATTACTAGCTATGTAATCAGTGCAGTCTTTGTGACTCTTAAAAGTGCCACCTTTGTATTGTAAGTTTTCCACCTGACCATTGAATAGTATTGTTGCGAATATAATTACAAGTTTCATATCAGCTACCTATGTCCACTATTTCACACGAGTCACCGGAACAAGCAAAGGTTTGAGAGGACTGCGTGTTATCCTCCTTCTCATAACTCTTAAACTTGTCCCAATCTATATGTCCGAATTTACTGCTAAATGTATTGTATACGTCTTCTGTGCATTCTTGATAGGGTGCTTGCTGATAAGTATGATCGGAGTGTGGTAAGAACGATACACCTGACATCTCGTCAAAGTGCTCGAACACAAATGCACCTACTTCCATCCACTCGTCATCCCTTACAGAAACCGTCACAGAGGGCTTGTGCTCACACCAATGCCTCTGATATATGAGCCATGTCTCTAGCTGTTCTATGGCTGTCATATCGTCCCTCATAACAGATTTTCTAGGAGACTTCATAGGAAAGCTAAAGACAGTTTGTGTATCAGGCTTCATCACATCAGGCTCGTTAGGTATTGCACTGTCAATCATAAACTGTGTTAAAGGATCTTTGTTATCGCCTCTAACAGTGCGAACATAATAAGAACTATGACGAGGATGAATGCCACTACTTGAATCAACAAGCTGACTGACTGTCCCACTAGGTTTGACACAGGTGATAGCAGTGCTTTGTGGTATGCCGAATATTGCTGACCACTCTTTGTTTGTTTCGACTGCAATTTCTCTGAGTGATTCGAGTGTTCTTTCGAGTCCATGTTTCTGTCCACTTGTTAATGGGTTATCCATTATACCTGTAAGGCTAACACCAAGAAGTCTCTCTTGCTCAGTGTTATCTTTCCACACCTTACGAAGATAAGGAAACTTTGTAAGAGTAGCTTGTGCTGTACCAAGTATTGTTGCCAACATAACCTTCCTCTTCAAATCATCGAACTTATCCTTCTCTCGTATTACAACCTCTGTAAGGTTACAGAACTGATAAGGTCTAAGTATGATTTCACTGCAGGGATTAGTGCCGAACTCATGGTCAGGATCTCTTCTGCCAAACTTCTTTGCCTGTTCCTTTGCAGATATTCTATTGAATATGCCACGTTCCCCTGACTTTGACTCAACAAGAGATACCCACTCACGCAGGAATGTTTCCCCATCAGGCTTGTCAGTGTAGCACACAGAGTTGTTAGCGAGTGCCATCTGTGGTGCTGTCTCCCACCATTGCCCTGACTTAGCGTGTCGCATACGTCCATCAGATAGATTAGACAAACTTATCATAGCAGAACGTCTGACACCACCTGACACGACAACTTCTCCAACTTTACACATTAAGTTATGACAGTCGTAGCTTGATAGCTTACGTCCCTGATTGTGTTTGAATAAGGATACAGTGAAGTTAAAAAGATCAACCAAAGGAGCAGGACCACTAGCTCTACCACCAAATATCTTTAATCTAGAACCTGCAGGTCTAACATCAGATACGTCCCAAGTAGGAATCTCACCCATATACAGGTGTCCTATGAGCTTACGCAAAGACTTTGCCCAACCTTCCTTACTGTCTTGTACCTTTATAACTGTATCTACCTGTTCCAATCCTTCAGGTATGTCAGGTAGTTTGCTAACATACTGTCTCTCAACAGAAAAGCCTACACCTGTACCACACAATAGTATATACATAGCCTCGTCAAAAGACTTAGGATCATCTACAGGCAGGTAACTACAGTTGTACCCTGCAGTATTATCTCTCTCAAGGGCAAGACCTGCTGTCATTAGTGACCTCATAGAGGGCATAACTTCTAGCTTTGTTATAGCGTCTTTTAGTTGAGGTATAGGTAGGTGTCCTTTTACCTTTAACGACATAAAGTCTACATATCTATTTACTGTTTCTTCCCAAGTTTCTCTCCTGTTTTCATTTGGCAACCATCTAGCATACCTAGAGACTGCTATAAATTTTTGATAATCATTCATACCTTTGTCACCTTTATGTTGTTAACTTCAATGTCGTCCATATCATAGAGAAGATCTTTAATAATATCAGACATAACCTTCTCACCTTCTGTCTTTTTAGAGGCTGTGTCACAGGTCACAGGCAAGTGACTAGACTCGTCATCTATCTCAACCTCTGCTACTATCTTAAACTTCATCCTAACATACTCCTGTTATCTATGTCCCTAATCATGGCTTTTAAATACCACTCAGCCTTCCTCAAATCTTCAATACCATTCTTGTATCGCCAACGATGAAGATATTTTATCACATTGCCCTGACAATAGGAAGAATACTCTTCACCTAATTGTTGTCGAATATAGTCTATACACTCCATACCACCATTGTTGTAGTGTGGAGGGCTATTTACTGTGTCTACTTCCACTTGTTCAGTGTTCCTAGTTGTATTCGTTTCTTCTTCTCTGTCAACCATTTTTTAGGTATCTCCTTCTCTGTCCATTTAAATCCATACTTGTCACACCAATCACAATATCTAGTCGTTGAACCTTTGTTAATATAATTGTACGCATTTTGAAACAGAAAGCGTATGTCTAGATCAGGGTACTGCTCTTGTACTAGCAAATGTTTTACCCTATCTTTTGGTCTGAACCATCCCTTCGCTTCAATAATAATACCATTGTTAAGAACAAAGTCAGGCTTGTACAACCTGAACATCTGTACGGCATACTTGATTGACATCTTTTCATATCGAATCCTTTGTTTAAGAAGACGCAAATCTTTTGCTACGTCTTCCTCAAACTTACTTCTAAACTTTAACTTCGGCATTAGCAAGTTCCACATAGTTTACAAGTGGAGGATTGCTAGACTTAGATACCTTAGAAGGTAAGACCTGTAGGTTATCCCAACACGCTTCCCTGTAGTTACAGAAGCTACACTCAATACCTAACTTCTTATTACCACTAGGTTTCCCATAATAGGTTTCCTCCACAGGCTCGTAGCACCTCTCAAAAGGTTCGTCATTCTCTACGTAAGATATAGTATCCTCTATCTTCTTGTACTCAGACTCCATATCAACACCATTGGCACTAACATATTTAAAGCTACCATTGGCTTTGTTGATTGCCCACCAACCACCAACAGGTACACCCTTAGCTTTAGCATAACCAACAAGCTGTGCTACATAACCAAAACTATCTTTACTCTGTAGTGTCGCAAAGTCTGTAAACTTATTCTCATATGCCCAAGGCGAGGTTGACTTAACATCATCTACTTTACCATTT